CACTCACAACTAATTAATTTAAAACAAATTAAGATGAACATTTCTGAACATATAGGTAATTTCATTCAGGAAATGAAACGAAGAAATTACAGCAATAATACAATTGAAAACTATGTCAGTTGCTTAAAGATATTCTTTGAAAAATCAACAAAGGATCATCCTAAGAATATCAATGAAACGGACATAAAAGATTTTCTTTCTCAATTCAAAGAAGTAAACACACAAAAAGTTTATCATAGCTCAATTAAGAAATTCTATGATATATGCCTGAATCAGAAAGATAAGTTTAAATACATTCCATACGCGAAGAAAAACGAACGGCTGCCAATAGTTCTAAGCCAGGAGGAAGTTCAACGCATGTTTGATGTATGCGAAAACACAAAGCATAAAACCATGCTTGCATTGCTATACTCAACCGGGTTGCGTGTTTCAGAATTGATTAATCTGAAATGGAGCCACATCGATAGATCTCGCATGATTATAAATGTGATTGCAGCCAAGGGGAATAAGGACCGGCAAGTGATGCTTCCCGAAACGCTTATTCCGCTACTCACAAAATACTACCGCGAATATAAATCTAAGGAGTATGTTTTTAACGGGCAATTCGGTCCACAATATTCTGATAATAGCGTTAACCAGGTGATGAAGCAGCTGGCCGAAAAAGCAGGAATAAATAAAAAAGTGCATACTCACCTGATGCGTCACAATTGTTTCACGCACATGGTTGAAAACGGTGTTGATATAAACCTGATCCAGCGACTTGCCGGCCACAAATCAGTTAAAACTACGGCCATTTACACGCATATCTCTGACAATATTATCAGCAAAATAAACTCCCCGATCAATAATATTTCACTTTAAGACTTAATCCGATGCAAATGCAACCCGAATCCACAACGTACCGCACCATAAAGCTCGAATTAAAAAAGCCCTGGTATATTAACTATCTGAAATTCGTATTTGCATCGGAAGATGAGCCCATTAAAATTAACCGTAACGAGCCGCTGGGTAAACTCCTGTTTTCGATGGTACGTACCAGCAACATGCCGCTGCACTTAACCAACGATAAGAAGTTTGTAAAGCTGGTTATGCCTGACCATAAACACGACACCGGAAAGTATAAATTTATGTATTACACGGATGAGGATACCGAGCGCATCAGCGACTATATCGAAGCCATGGCATACATCGATCACCGCTCCATGATTGCAACAGGAAAGCTCGACCTTGGGATGGATAAAAAAACAGTGATTTCAATTTTCAGTACCATGATTTATGGCGACGATTGTTACGAGGCTTTAACCAAAGATGAGTACCGAAAGCGGAAAAAGTATGCCGTTTGGCTTCAAAAATCGGCTAAAGAGTTTGGATACAGATAATTAAAATAAATTTCGGAGCATTGTCCGATGAAAACGGACAATACTCCGATAACAACCAAAAACAACAACCATGATTATCACAACCATCGAGTACAAGTTTGCAGAAAGCGAAGCTTATGTTAACCTGCCGTTTCGCCAGAATTCGGCATTGTTCCAGGAAACCCCTAAAAAAACGGCTGCGGGAACACTTTATCTTTCGGAGCTAACTGCATACATCGCCGTAATCGACGAAACGAAACAAGCTGCCATGATAGCAGCCAACTATCGCCCTACTATATGGCGCATTGCCGATACCGAAGGATTTTACCACGAAATAGGATCCAATGCAGAACCGGCAACCTTTTCGGCATCCAAACGCATTGGCCCGACTCCAGGAGTGGCGTATGGATGGGATATTAAAATAACATGCATTTCAACGGTCCCGGCCGAAATGTCGTCCTTTATCAGCTAGGGTTACGGGCGTAACATTGTATCATTATTGCCATCCGTCATTGCGAGCTATGCGAAGCAATCTCCCTGATGGCAGTTAAACCTTAATTGATGCAATGGTACACCCTAATCTAATTTCCGCTATTTTAACCGAGCCCTGGGCAATCAGCGAGGAAGCCGTACTGGGTCTTTCTCAAATTTTGTCTAATATTTTCAATCCTGCTATTGCCTTCGAGCCCGGCACTCCATCACTTCCTGTTCTACATGCTGTTGCGTCCCCATCGGCTGCCAATCCCGCTGCAATCGCGGGTGCGGCTGTTGGTGGTCAGAAACAAATTCAGGTAATAAGCATTTCCGGCCCGTTGACCAAAAACGACCAGTACTGCGGACCTGCCGGCATGAAATCAATTGGCGCCTGGATTCAGGAAGCCGATCGCAATTCGGCAGTGGATGGCATTCTCCTGGTAATTGATTCCCCCGGCGGAACCGTTAACGGAACCGAGGAACTGGGAGCCATTATAAAAGGTACCCAAAAACCCATTATTGCTTTTGTTGAAGATATGGCCTGCTCCGCCGCTTACTGGCTGGCAAGCTGTGCCGACGAAATTATCGCCAACAACTCAACCGCCCAGGTTGGTAGCATAGGCGTATTGCTTTCTTTTATGGATATGCAGCCTAAGCTCGAAAAAGAAGGTGCTGTATTCCACACCATCACCGCACCGCAAAGCACAATGAAAACTGCGATGTTCGATAAGATCCGCAGTGGCGATTACGAAGAGTATAAAAATACGATACTCGCACCGCTGGCCGCCAAGTTTATCGCCACCGTCGAAGGCAACCGCCCGGCTGTTGACCAGTCGCAATTTACCGGCCGGGTATTTTTTGCAAAAGATGTTACCGGGTCGCTGATCGATCGCATCGGAACATTTAACGAGGCTCTTCAGCGTGTTGCTGAAATGGCCTCCCCATCCGCCATTATTAATCCACCCTCAAATACCATGAACAAACCCGAACTTACCCGCCTTGCTACCGCTGCAGGCGTGGCTGATTTCGAAAGTGTCGACGGATCCATCACGCTTACTGCCGAGTTGGCCGAAGCTGTTGAATCTGCTCTCGCGCTCAACGAAACCGCCATCCAGAACATGCAGCTGCAACTGGATCAAACTGCCACACATGATGCCCGTGTGACCGAACTCGAAGGCCAACTTGCCGAAGCTCAGCTGCGCATCATTGAACTCTCACAGGAAGCCGGAGCCAATTCGGCCACCGTAATTACCGAAGCTGCTGATGATCTCACTCAGGAATCATCCGCCAGCGGATTTTATGCCCGTTTTCACAACCTTAAAAACAAATAAGCCGTGGCTATCACAATCACTCAATCACTCATCGATGCAGGTACCAGGTACCGCAAAGATTTACTCACTCAGCCGGTAGCAGTATTGGCAGATGTTTTGCAGTATATGACCCTCAAAACCGGACTGCAAGGAAAAGAAATCGGAGGGATCCTGAATACCAACGCAGAACTTCGCCCGTATAAAACGGCCAAAGATGCAGTTTCCGACTCCACTACCATTGTGCCTTACGAATGGGAAACCTTCCTCGGCGATACGGTCAAGGAATTCGATCCGAACGCTATCCTGGGCACGCTGTATACCGAGCGTACTGCCACCAAACCTAACGAGCGCGAAATCGCACGCCTGGTTGCTCTCGAAATGGCCAAGAAAGTTGGCGAAGCTCTGTACAACAACATGTTTACTGCCGTTCGCAATGCTTCCGGTACCACTACTGCAACCCTGTTCAACGGCTTCAGCACACAGATTGCCGCTGCAGTTACTGCAACAACCCTTTCCGCAGCCCTGAAAAACTTTCAGGACCTTACCGGAACTGCTATCACCGCAATAAATGCCGGCGACGTACTGAAAGCTGCATGGCGTGCCTGCGATCCTTTGCTCAAAAAGCAGAATGTAAACCTGTACCTGCCTACTTCCATCCTCGAGATGTACGAAGATTGGTTCCAGGCTGAATTTTCAGCAGCACCGTGGAATACCGATTTTACCCAGCGTAAAATGGTTGGAACACAGGGCAAAGTTACCTTCGTTCCCCTGGATAACATGGAAGGCCAGGACTACATGATTTTCTCGGTTCGCGAAAACATGAAGGTTGGTGTTGACCAGGAATCCGACAAGGAAGATGTACGCATCCGCGAATGCGACAATCCTAAAGCCGTTCAGTTTTTCATGATGGCTTACTTTGGAGTTGGTTTCGACAACATGGACAAATCATACTTCAATGTTTTGAAGTTCACCACTGAATCAGGATCTTAATTTAACCCGTAAAACCGTAAACCGTGGCAGACTTATTTGCATCCCTTGAGTGGGCGGATGGGCAAATTAACCCTTCCGGCATAAAAACGATTGTTTATTATGCCCTGAAATCGTGGATCAAAACATTCCCCCGCATTGTTTCCACACCCGCACCTACTACAGCCGCCGAAAACGTGAATGTAGCAGGCGACTTCGAAATGGTTGCCGGTAAAACTTTCAAAAAACTTTACTCTACCCAGGGTAAAGGAAAGTTGGATTGGGAACCTCTTGGCGAAAAAGATCACAAAATGTTCCTGAACAAAGGAATGTTTTCCTTCCCTGATATCGGCGTCGATGCCAGGAGTATGGTAAAACAATCCATCAACTCGAACATCGTGATGATTGTACCGCTTCCTCACGAAAGTGAAAACCGTTTCGTCATGCTCGGCGATTACGATTACGATGTTGAAGTATCCATCAAAGGAACCACAGGCGATAAGCCGGGATCCGAAAAAGGACTCACCTTCGAAATCTCAGCACCAAGCACCACACCTTTACCTGGCTATGCCGGATCACTGGTACTGGAAACCGGAACCCTCGACTGCGAAACCGGAGTATTCACCGAAACGGGTGGCACAACTGTTACTGCTGCCATTTCGGGCGTAGGCAGTGCACCTTCGGAAGTTGATATTGCAGTAGTTACAACAGGCCCATGGGCAGCTGAAAGCGATCAGGTTTGGTGTACTGTTTCACCATCAACCGGAACAGGTAACGATACTATCGTTGCAAGCATTGAAGCCAACCTTGGCGCAGCCCGCACCTGTATTATAACGGTAACTCCGTCGGCAGGCAGTTTTGCCCTTGTTTCTATCACACAGGCTGCTGCGGGTAGTTAACATCAATATTTTTTATTATCCAAACCATGCCATCAACTGATGGCATGGTTTTTTCCAAAAGAACGCAACAAATGACAGCTCACGAACAAATCACCGCATGGATCTCCGATCCTAACAGAACTTTTCAGAGCGGTTACAATCTGTATGTAACCTTTGGCCGCAACCGCAATATCATGCTTTACCTGTCGCGAAAGCAGAACATGGATAAGCTTGTTTACGAGCTCCGTAAGTTGTTGCTAATCCCTATTAAAACAAATATTGAAACAACCGCACCCATGGCTCCCATCGGTGTGAACAAAATTGAAATAACCGAAACGCCGCAGCATAAATACCTGGCATTCGAAAAAGTGGACCCGGCAACCTTAACCGAGGATCTGAAGAAAGTACACGCGCAAATTGCCGAGGCTTACAAATTCCAGCGCACCTACCACGAAAAATTGAAGCTCGCCACTACCGACGAACAGCGGGCCGTGCTCCGCGCCAAAGTGGTGGAGTACGACGAAATTATTGCCAACGGCTGGGATGGCATTGATACATTTAAAAACTCAGGCGAAAAAGTTCCCGTAAAAGCAAATGCAAAAACGGTGCTCGATATCAGCAAGCAGATTAACTCCGGACGCTCGTACATTACTGCCGGCATAAAAGCACTGCCAACGCTCGACGAAAAACGCAAAGCAAAACGAATTACCGAAATGCGTAAGCGCATTGCTACGCTGGTAAAATACAATGCAACAGTTGCCTCGGAAACACGCGAGGCGCTTGTTAAACTTAAAATCATAGATCGTAAATCGAAATTATTATCCGAATAATATCTTACGGCTATGATAAACAACCAAACGGTTATTTTCAACATGGCCACCATGCCCTCGCGCCTGGTAGCTTTACGCGATACAGTTAACAGTATACTTCCTCAGTGCGACGAGTTGCACATATATCTGAACGGTTTCGATGACATTCCCGATTTCCTGGTCCATCCGAAGATAAGCGCCTACCTTGACCGCTTCCACCTTGGCGACCTTGGCGATGTAGGTAAGTTTTACAAAGTTGCTGAGCAAAAAGGATACATATTTACGGTGGATGACAAAATACTGTATCCGCCAGACTATGTTCTGCAGATGGCCGAAACCATTGAGCGCACCAATCGAAAAGCAGTGGTAAGCAACCACGGGCGCAATTTCCACACGCACAGGCCATCGAAGTCGTATTACTTTGATATTGCCAAAGGATTCAGTTACATGCTCGAATACCCGCTTACGTTCGTGCACGAAATCGGTACCGGGGTACTGGCCTATCACAGCGACACACTTACCGCACCGCTCGACTGGTTTCCGTATACCAATATGACGGATATTTATTTCTCTCTCGAATGCCAGAAACGAGGCATCCCGCTTATTATCCATCCGCACTCAAAAGGATGGCTGAAGCTTGGCGTTAAACACGACGAACAGGTTTCGATACATGCCTCCTGCAACCGGTGCGACGACTTTCAAACCAAGGTGATTAATGATTTCAATTGGGAAGTGTTAACATGCCATGTAAGCGATAACGCATCGCCGCTGGTTGAAACTCCAAAAACGCAGGTTTCCTTTGGCGGGTTGGAATGTAGTTTTCAATTCCACGAAAATAAACTGGCAATTGTGATCCCTGTTTTTAATCACCTGAAATTCACAAAGCAGGTTTTAAATCAGCTTACCGCAATGCGCACGCCATCCATGATAATTATTATCGACGACGGATCCACGGATGAAACGCAGGAATACATCATGAAGCTGATCGGTTACGGCAACAATATTATTTACCACCGGCACGAAAGTAACAAAGGCGTAAATACATCGTGGAACGAAGGGATCAAGATTGCCAGGGCCATCGGGTACCGTAATATTGCCATCCTCAATAACGATCTGGAATTATACCAGGACTGGGAGCGATGGATGCTGCAGGAACTGGAAGATAAAACCGTCGGAATTGTAAGCCCGTACTCCACGTATGGCGATAAATTACCGGATAAATGGCCATCAGCCGGTTCAATCAACCCGTTAAAGTTCGATATCCTGGGCTGCTGCTTTATGTTTCGTGCCGATCTGATTGATAAAATCGGCTATATACCTGAAACACTAAATACTTATTACGGCGACAACTGGTTCAGCGAATCCACAAAACACGCAGGACTGAAGGTAAAATACTGTCCCGATAGCATTATACACCATTACTGGCAGCAAACAACTAAAAACACAAACGTAAAACCCATACTTGCAAAGGATGCAAAAGCGTGGGAGCAAATAAAATTTAATCTTAAATAAAATGCCGATAGGATCCTTCGCTATATTGCCGCATATCATGCTGGTTGCACAGCAGAAACAACCCAAAACCATATTGGATGTGGGTATTGGGTATGGTATTTACGGTCCCGCATTCAGGCAATGGCTGGATATGGGAGTACGCCCATATAAAACCATTATCGACGGGATAGAAGGCTTTGCGAATTACCGCAGCCCAGCCTGGGAAGAGTATGACGACATCATCATTCAGGATATTGCCGATTTCAATACTGATTTTAAATACGATATGATCGTGTTTAGCGATGTTATCGAGCATTTTGATAAAGTTAAAGGCGCTCATATTGTAAATAAGCTGAAAGGATTTTTAAACCCGGGCGGAATTCTTTTAATAGGAACTCCCGCCATCTGGCTCGCACAAACCGACGTACACGGCAACGAGCTCGAACGCCATCGCAGCCATTGGAGTATCGCCGATTTTGTGGGATGCGAAGTTATCCTGGATGGAACTCCTTTTATCGGAAATCAAATGTTACTGGTTAAATACACCAACCCTGAATGAGCCGCAAAAGTAATCTGGATAAGTTTCAGTCTGTGATGTTTGATGATATGAGCACACTCGATCATCTTACATCAACGGAGCGCGACCAGGTGCTGCGCTATCGGTTTGCGTTTTCGATATGCCTCGAAAATCCTTCGATCTCTGATAAGGTACTTCGCGATTACCTGATGGTTGAATTTAAAATATGTTCATCCCAGGCTTACAATGATATCAGTAACATCAAAATAATACTTCCGAACATCCGCAATGCCGGCAAGGAGTGGATAAGATATGTAGTTAATGAAGAGCTGAAGGATGCAATTGCCAAATGTAAACTGGGCGGCGATGATATGATGAAGGAACGCATTGCGGCCATTGATAAGCTTGCAAAGTATAACAAGCTCGATCAGGATGATAACGAGGAAATGCCGTGGGATGATATTATTCCAGTTGGCATTGAGCCCACCAGCGATCCTTCCGTGCTCGGGATCACTCCGATGAAAAACCGGGATGAAGAAATTATCCGGCTCATTGAAAAATACAAAGGCGAGATTGAAATTGAAGATATCGATTACCAGGATATAAGCGAAACGGATGGAAGCAAAGAAAATATACTATAACAACCCGCAGCTCGAGTTCAGGTATATTTCGGCAAATACATCTGTAATTGTTGGCGGACGGCGACTCGGTAAGGGTCATGGCTTCCGTGCTCCGTGGAACCTGCGCAATGTACAGCACATGCCACGGTCAGCCGGCGGAATTGTCGGGAGTACATACCAGCAGCTTTTAACGCGTACTCTTCCGGGAATGCTTAAATCTCTGGATGATATGGGGTATAAGCGCAATTTGCATTATTTCATCGGGCGCAAACCGCCGGTAAGTTCAGGATTTAAGGAACCGGTTATCATGCCGGTATCATACGATCATGTGGTAAGCTGGTACAATGGCTCGATTCAGTATTTGATAAGCCAGGATGTTGCCGGATCCAGCAACTCATTAACGCTTCAGTATCTCGATATCGACGAAGCCAAGTATATCAACTTTGATAAGCTTAAAGATGAAACGCTTCCGGCAAACGGAGGCTTCAAAGGACCGTGGAAGGATTCGCCCTGGTTGAATTCCGTTCTGATCGCTTCCGATATGCCGACGACTAAGAAGGGATCGTGGTTCCTGAACTATAAAGAGAAGATGGACCCGGAAGTAATAAACATGATTAAATTCCTTGTCCGTGAAATATACGAACTGAAGCAAGCCACGCCCACATCCTACACCCGTCGCAAGCTTAAAGAGTATTCCCTTCGCCTGGCGCAGTTCCGAAGCATCGCCGTGTATTACCGCGAGTGGTCCACCATCGAAAACGTGGAGCTGCTGGGTAAGAAGTACATTGCACAAATGAAACGCGATCTCCCGCCCCTGGTCTTTATGACTTCTATCATGTGCATCCGCCCGGGTAAACTTAAAGATGGTTTTTACCCGGCACTACGCGAAAGCATTCACTACTATACAGCATTCAATAACAGTTACCTGCAGAACCTGGACTATAATTTTGAGAAAGCACAGGAGCAAAGCTGCTATCAGGATGCTGATGTGGACCTTACACGCCCTATTTGTGTGGCATTCGACTATAATGCAAACATAAACTGGCTCGTTGCAGGGCAGCAAAGCGGCATTAAAGCAATGGTTATTAAATCACTTTATGTAAAATACCAGCGCAAGCTCCGCGAATTGGTGGATGATTTCTGCAATTATTACCGCACACACCTTACCCGCGAGGTAGTTTACTATTACGATAACACTGCTTTAGGTAGCAATTATGCTGTAAGTGATGAGGATTTTGCATCTGTTATATGTTCTCAGTTTGAAAAGAATCATTGGAGCGTACAACGCACGCACCTAGGCAACCCTTTAAAGCACCACGAAAAATACCTGATCATCGACCAGTCCCTCAAAGGCCAGAAATATTTAATGCCAATGATCAACCAGCCAAACAACGAAGCTTTAAAGTTAGCACTGGAACATACCGGCGTTAAGGTTGGCCCGCTCGGATTTCAGAAAGATAAGTCAGGCGAAAAACTTGCCGAAACCGAAGAGGATCTTATGGAGCACCGCACCGATGGTACTGATGCTTTTGATACTTTACTTCTTGGAATGTTCTTTTATCCAAACAACAATTATGGATCCAATCCAAGCGCCGGAATATCTAC